TTCTACCGCTTACGCGGTTTTCTCTTTTCGTATTAATGCTTCTCTGATAATCCGACTGCATGCGTCTATACTGCTTTGGATCTCTTCTTTTGTACGGTTTACATAACTGTCGTCATGCACTCGGATTGTTGCACCTCTTATGCGGATTTCTTCAACAATCACGTTCTTCACCTCCTGTTTATGTTTATGTTTTAATGTTTGTACTTGTTGCGTTGTCCCTAAAAATCTCCTATACTTTAAATACAGGCACCGGCATGCCGAGTATTAAGAAGGGAGTAGCTACTATATGTATGATGTTTATTTTTCATATTTCGATGGAAATGATCACTTGTGCACGAATGTAGATAAAATCGAAATTCCTACTTCATCCGGAATAAGAACATATTCGGGCGATGAAATTGCATCTCAGCATTTTAGGATTCACTCAGAGATTTACCTGTATAGTTCTAGTACAAGCTACACAATTTCTACAACTGGGTTAAAAGCCATCGAAATCAGAAAGAAATAATCTTTCTATACTAGAACCTCTATACTAATTTCTGTATGGGGGTTCTCTTTCTTTAATTCTTCTGCTTTCTTCAAAACATCACTAACATCGTCCATCCTTGTTATGTGAAAAATTATTTTTATTCTCATTATTACCTTCACCTCCTCTTCTGCTTCAAAGTCATGTTTATCGAACACCTTTCCTGTTACACTACTCTAGGAAGTACTCAATAGATACTCCGAAGTAGTCGGCGAGGATTTTTAACTTGTCAGCTTTTGGATTGCTCCTGCCCGCCTTCCAATNCTTATCGAACACCTTTCCTGTTACACTACTCTAGGAAGTATTCGATAGATACACCGAAGTAGTCTGCAACTTTTTTTAATGTGTCAACTCTAGGCGCTGACTCGTCCCATTTTTTAACGGTCGCATTTCCTATATTGCAATCTTTTTCGAGTCGCGATATTGATACGCCCTTTTTCTTACACAGTGCTTCGACCCTTTTTAAAATCAATGTCTAACCTCCTTTCTTATAGGTAAAAATCTAATTATTTATTGACATTTTATAGAGAATAATCTAAAATAAAAGTACCACCAATTACGAGATTATCCTCTATATATGCCCTTTTGAATTAGGCTTTCGCCTAAATCTTAGGTTCATTATATAGGGTATTCTCTAATTTGTCAACCTATTTTTTAGGCTTTCGCCTATTTTTGATCGGAGGATACTATGAACAGCGTAGAAAGAGTAAAAGAGATATGCAAAGAGCGAAAAATCCCAATATCTAAAGTTGAGCGTGATCTCGGCTATGCAAATGGTTATATTGGTCAATTAAAAAAGGGAGTATTTCCTGCAGATAGATTACTAGATATTGCAGAATATTTAGGTGTAACATCTGAATATTTACTAACAGGAGATAGCAAAGAAGGTGATGAGGCAAGATATTACTTGAATAATGAAACCGCTGAGATGGCACAAAAACTATTTGAAAACAAAGATTTGCGTGTACTTTTCGATGCTGCAAAAGATGCTACTCCCGAAGATTTAGAAACAACATATAATATGCTTATGGCATTAAAGAAAAAGGAACGTGATAATAATGAGTTTTGATTATCAAATTTTTTTCATGGACGGAATGACCGTTAATGAAGTAATAACCGAGAATGAAGATAATTCATTCACTATTTTTATAAACGCAAATTTATGTGAAAGCAAACGGTTAAAGGCAATTAACCATGCGATTAGGCATATAAAGGAGCGTGATTTTGAGAAAATAGATGTACAGAAAATCGAAATGTCTGCGCATAAATAAGGTATAACCGCTACGGCGATTATATAAAGTGGTGTTAAAGGAACAGGGGACAAAAGAAAGAGAGGGAAGTAAAAACGCTATGAAACAAAAAGAAAAATATTTTTTCGATAAAAATGAGGTCATCGGAAATAAAAAAAGAGCTATAAAAACCCTTAATGAGCTGCTTGAAGCACACATTAAAAAAGCACCTGAAGACAGCACAACAGAAAACGATTCCCATCTCAAAAAAGTAAATCTGCTTTCGTATTGGATCAATACATATTGTAGATTTATTAAAAAAGAAAAAACATTTGATGCTTCAAAAAATAAAGTATACAAAAGAGGTGAAATTATTCAAGTTGACCTAGGCTTTCGTATTGGTCATGAAGAAGGCGGATTGCATTATGCGGTTGTTTTAAATAAAAAAGACTCCCCTTATTCCGATATATTAACCGTACTTCCTCTTTCATCTAAAAAAGAATATACCACACCTAATAAATTCACTATTGATTTGGGAAACGAAATATATGATAAGCTCCATCAAAAGTATATGCAAAAATTCAATAATTCAATTCAAGATGTGAAAGTATCGCCAAATCCGGTGTATGCCGGAGAGAAAATAACGATAGCTTTTACAGTAGATACAACGGAAGCCGATAAGGTGCAAAAAGAAATTGATTTAATGAAAACTGGAAGCATTGGCTTAGTTTCTCAAATCACAACAATTAGCAAAATACGAATAACAAAACCTTTGCATTATTCCGATGCTTTTGCAGGTATAAAATTAAGCGATGAAAGTTTAAATATAATAGATAAAAAAATCTGCGAATTATATATTGGTAAATAATTATAGTATAAAGTATTGACTTTTGGGGCATACCAACATATAATGTTATAGAACAAAACACCTTAGCGTGTATAACATTAGGACAATGCAGTTTACCTGCACAACTTAGACCCCGTAGTAATACGGGGTCTTTTACGTTATACGAAATATACCCGACACTCCCAAAGTCGCCGGAGCATATACGAAGGAAAATGTATTTACCAGGGTAGCCGGAGGACGAGCTTCCACCCATTCCGAGAATCCTGTGGAGGGGGGGTGGTAATTATGAGTACATATGAAGAACTCAGTTTGATCATAAGCATTGCGCTTTTGGTTGTAGCCATTCTGAATTATACGCATAAAAAATAGCCGTCCTGCCCTGACAAAGCTGACGACTATTTCTTATAGTTTTTTAAGTTGCACCGGAGCGGGTGAGGTGCAGTCACCTTCCGGCTATCCTGTTAAGTACATTATAGCAAATGTACCATAAATGTCAACTATCTAGATTTTCCAAATAGTTAGAAAGAGGGTGTGATAAATGGATGATTTTGAAAACAAATTAACTGAATTACATGATCGTGTTCTTAGTAAGGCTCTTACCGAGGATGAACAGAACAGCTATACCGAATCTTTATTTGAATCCATTAAACATATCAATGAATATGGAGAGGAGTTTTGGTACGCAAGAGAACTTCAGCGTGCTCTAGAATATACTGAGTGGCGCAACTTTTCTAGAGTTATTGATAGAGCTGTAACCGCTTGTGAAAATAGCGGAAATGATGTCTTTCATCATTTTGTTGAAGTCAACAAAACGATAGATATGCCTAAATCTGCAACAAAAGAAATTACAGATTACGCACTCTCCCGCTATGCATGTTATTTAATTGTACAGAATGGCGATTCCCGGAAAAAGGTGATTGCTCTCGGTCAGACATACTTCGCCGTAAAGACAAGACAACAAGAATTAATAGATAATTTTAACGAATTAAATGAAGACCAAAAGAGATTAGCTATCAGACGTGAAATGGCAGAGCATAATAAATTATTAGTAGAAGCCGCAAAAAATGCAGGAGTTGAAACAAACCTTGATTACGCTATCTTTCAAAATTATGGGTATCGTGGTTTATACGGTGGTATGGATGCAAAGGCTATCCATCACCATAAGGGATTGAAACCATCTCAAAAAATCCTTGACCATATGGGATATGAAGAACTTGCCGCTAATTTATTTCGCGCCACACAAACAGAGGCTAAAATTAAACGTGATAATATACAAGGGAAAGAAAATGCCAACCAGACGCACTATAACGTCGGTAAAGAAGTTCGTGATACTATTTCACGATTAGGGGGAACGATGCCAGAGGATCTCCCCACCCCAACTAAAAGCATTAAGCAGATCGAACGCGAGCAAAAGAAACTGGAAGATAGATAGAAAAACCGCCCCTGCGTCAACAGGAGCGGTCAACACGCCCTCTCCGCACAGCAGAGATAGGACGGCTTAACTATAACATCTCCGGAGATGCTACAGCATTTCAACCAAAAAATATTGTATCATCTTCGGTCAGCTATCGCAATCAGAACATCTGTTTTTGATAGCTGTTATTTTTATACCTTTTTACATATAATTACATAGGAGTGTGATGCAATGTCTTATTTTATTTATGCTCGTAAATCAAGGAAGGATGCTGATCTCGAAGCGTTGGGAATCGATGTGCTCGAGCGCCATATCACCACTTTGCTGGAGCTTGCCAAAACGCTGTTGCTTCCGATCGGGGCAATTTATCGCGAAGTCGTCTCCGGCGACAGTATTGATTCCCGCCCGGTGATGTCTCAAGTGATGGCCGAAGTAGAGTCTTGTATGTGGGACGGATGTCTTGTTATGGACGTTGACCGCCTCGCCCGCGGAGATACGATCGATCAAGGGCGGGTACAGCGTGCATTTTTCTACTCAAACACAAAGATCGTTACTCCTAACAAGACGTATGATCCGGCAAACGAGTACGATAACGAATACTTTGAATTTAGTCTGTTTATGAGTCGCAGAGAATACGCAACAATTAAGCGCAGGATGCAGCGTGGCAGAGAACGAAGCAGCTCTGACGGATATTATGTCGGAAATATACCGCCCTACGGATGGCGTCGCGTTATCGCTCCTGATGGTAAGCACTTCTCTCTTGCTCCCGATCCAACCGAATCCCCCGTGCTCGATCTGATGTATGATCTATGCGGCAATAAACAATACGGTTATCAAAAAGCATGTACTCATATGGCCGAAATGGGAATTTTATCAAGAAGCGGACGCCCGTTTACGCCGTCCACGCTAAAAGGAATTATATCTAATCCGGCAAATATCGGAAAAGTTCGCTGGGGACATCGGAAAACGGTTCGTACGGTCAAAGATGGGAAAATTTCTCGTTCTCGCCCGCACTCGTCAGATTATATTCTTGCCGATGCAGTTTGGCCGCCCCGGATCAGCGCGGACCTTTTCCAGCGTGCCAACCAGCCAAAAGGGAGCTGCTCCGCTCCGGTGCGTGATGACAGACCGATTCAGAATATTTTTGCCGGTCTTGTCCGGTGTTCCCAGTGTGGCCGGCTGATGGTTCGTAAAAAAGCGCATACTAAAACGCCTTATGACATTCTGATTTGTCAATATACTGAATGCCCTACAGTCGGTATCCGAATTGATGAGTTAGAGCTCGCCTTGTTGGAATGGCTGCGGAATTACATAGATAAATACGAGCTCACTGACGCGTTGCCCGAAGACGTGGAGAACGTCGCTGCAAAAGAAGCGATTGTTAAGAATTTTGAAAAAGAACATGAAACACTTTTAAAGCAACGTGAATCCCTTTTTGATTTTCTCGAGCAGGGTATCTATACGAAGGAAATTTTTATCGAGCGGTCAAACGCTCTTGAGCGACGCGTAAAAGAATGTATGGAGCACATTATCTCCGCGCAGAACGACCTTCACGCCACACTCGCACTACAGGCAAACCGTAAAAATTTCGTTCCGCGCTGTAAGAATTTGCTCGGCGAATGGGGTAGACTTACAATTCCCGAAAAGAACAGCGCTTTAAAGGTTTTAATTGAAAAAATCATGTTCACAAAGACAAAACGAAACAAAAAGGGGCAGGATCGTTCTGATTTTGAAATTGATGTGTTTCCAAAAGTGCCGAAATAGCGGCGTTTTTCATTCGTTGCATCTTCTACGAGCGAAAGAACTCGCTCACATGGAAATGGTATGCGCCATCGTTTATCAGCTCACCAAGGACCTTTCTCCGGAGGAAATCGAACGCTCCGGATTTGCTCCTTATTATGTAGATCACACACTTGCTCTCTGGCCACAGGCAGCAAGCGGCGCCCCATGGACAGCAACTTATTTCCAATCAAAAGGAGATCCCATCACCGATCTTCATGAAGATCTTGCGGCAGAGCAGAAAGCGCGTACAACGTACGATAATATTCTTCGTCTCGTAAAAGATCCTGAAGTATGCGATCCGATCCGTTTCTTAAGACAACGTGAAATCGTCCACTACCAACGTTTCGGTGAAAGTTTACGCATTGTACAGGAAAAACTCGACAGCAAAAACTTCTATGCTGTCAATCCCGAGTTTGATAAATAATCACTGCAACACAAACTTCCCCTCCCGTTTCAGAGTTTTCTCTCTCCGGGAGGGGAAATAATTTTTCATTTATATATTTTCAGAAAAAGGATTTCTCTTTCACACTTACTGCAGCGTCACTTCTATAGTCTGCTCTTTATACTCTCCGTTTGTCTGAGGAATCTGGATTTTTAACGTCACAGTTGTACCTTTCTCATAGTATTGCAGCTGCTCCTGAAGAGCCTCCATGCTGTCTACTGTTATGTCATCAATAGCTGTGATAATGCACCCTTTTGTCATTCCTGCTTTTTCTGCACCGCCGCCTTTTGCAATTTCTGTTACATATACTCCTGCCGGCATCTCAATCTGCTGTGAAAAGGCATCCGAAACACTGATTCCGGTTATGCCGATAAGGCCTCTTTTATCTTCCGCAACTTTTGTTTTTGTTTCTCTGTTCATAAGGTTTTCAATCAAATCACCGACATCACTGATCGGAATTGCATATCCGATTCCTTCCACACTGTCACCTACAAGTTTTGAAGAGTTAATGCCGATCACTTCCCCATTTACATTGACAAGAGCGCCTCCGCTGTTTCCTTCGTTGATCGCCGCATCCGTCTGGATCAATTTCACACCGCTTTCCTGTGTATCTCCAGTCTCTTCATTTGTCATAGAAACAGAACGGTTCAATGCACTGATAACGCCTGTTGTCACAGACTGTCCGTATCCAAGTGCATTTCCGATGGCGATCGCAGGTTCGCCGACTTTCAGGCTCGTGGAATCACCCAGAGTGGCAACTGAGATTGCATCCAGTGTATCATCCGAAATATTCTCAATAGGCACTGCAATAACTGCAACATCATACTGGGCATCTGTACCCTTAATGTTTGCTTCTACAGTTGATTCATCCGTAAAGGCAACTGTAAGAGTATCGCTTCCCGCAACAACATGATTGTTCGTCACGATCAATAACTCTGTGTCTGTTTTTCCGATAATAATTCCGGTACCTGCGCCTTTTGACTGCTGTTCATAAGTTCCGCCGAAAAAGCTGCGGACTTCTTCTACCGACATACTTGTGATAGAAACAATAGACGGCATCACCTGATCCACAACTTCAGATACATCAGATGTCACTACGCTGGATGATTTTGAAAGAGGAGTCCCTTTACTTACCTTATCAGAAGATGCGGTTGTAGATTTTGAAGAGTCAAGCAACCCAAACACCCGGTTTCCAACCACCGTTGTTGTAAGGAAAATCCCACTTGAAACAACACCGAATAAAATAGCAAAACCTACGACTGCAACCGTCCGCATCAAATTCTTATGCGGCTTTTTTTCCTT